GTTCATGGAGAATTCCAGTCTATCCACCAGTTTGACTGCTCCACCACCGATCTTATCGATTGCCACAAATCCTTCCTGACCTGTGACACGAAATCCATTCTTTGTGCGAACGAAGGTATCCAGTTTTTTGAGGTCATCAAGTTTTGCAATGATAAGTTTCTTTGCCACAACTACTGCATTCTGCAATTGAAAAACCAAGTCAAGGTTCTTCTGGTTTTCCGGTGAGAAGAACTTCAGGAATTCATCTCTTCTCTGTTCGACACCAGCCTTACCTTTCTCGGTCTTTCTCTTTTCTGCTTCTTTGGCATATTTATCATTGACCCAAGCAATCATGTTCTGGACATGCTTCTTGGTATTCGTTACCTCTTCACCCCTACGGACATAGGTGTTATTGAATGTCTCAATCGTCTTTGCAAGCTCAGGGTCACCTTCAATCTGACGAAGAGTAGAACCAGAAATCTTCTGGAAGATCTTACCAGCAGTAGAGAGTGCTTTCTGAACCTTTGCAGTATCACTGGAATTCAGGAGTGCTTTACCAGAGATGTCACGAAGACCAGCATCTTGAAACCAGACACTTGGTGTTTGCTTGAGCTTCGATGCATCCACATCATAGGAAGCAGTCATGGACTCAAAGTCTTTACCTGCATATGCAGTATGAAAGACCACACCAAGATTGGCTTTGGAAATCTGTTTACCCAAGGCACTGCTTGCAGGAACCGCATACACAATGGTATTGGGTTGAAAGGTCAGGTAGGATTCACCATCAATGGTTTCTTTCTTCAGGTCACTCTTCGTGAACATGATGTCCCCTTGAATGACTCCCTTGATACCAAGCTTGGGAAGTTCAGCAAGGGCAACTTTCATCTTTGCTGCAAGGTCACCAGACATATCTGCATCAATCTCTGCATCTGTCTTGTAGACCTTTGGCTCCTTGTTAAAGATACCCTTCTTGGCAACAAAGAACTTACCATCTCTTGGATCTTGACCAGCAAAAACAGCAGGAGCACCATCCCACTTCACGGTAATGTCAACCTCCTTGGATGAGTTACCAGCAAGCATATCTCTCAGAGAACGAAGAGCAAGAATAGCTTGGCGAGCACCAGAGACACCACCATAGATTACCTGATCTTCAATATGAGTCATGTGGGTATTCTTACCCACTGCTGCTTCGGAAATGAAGTCAAGGAAGGTGTTCATATCACCAAGGGTCTCCACTGAGTTTAAGAGACGATGCCATCTTTTCAGATTCGAATTTGAATCGAATCTTCATGATTTTCTTGGGACCAGCCTTTACTCCAATAGACTCATTTCCAATTGGCTCAAGTTCAATATCATTCTTAGAAAAAGCAGAAAGCTTATCGTTCTTGAGTGGGTCCATTGTTACTGCCTTATATGGTGCCTTTTTACCTTGTCCAGTAACTTTAACATATGGAGGATAAAGAACTTCAGCGTCCATCCAGTCATCTAAAAGATACTTTTTCAAAGAGGCTTGGTCAAACTGAAGAAGACGCTTTAGGAGGATATCGCGGAACTCTCGCATGGTTGTGACACCAGCTTCGATTGTCTGCTTTTGGATATCCTTATTGGAGCGGATAAATTGTTTCCTCGCTTTGGTTGAGGGAGGAAGGTCAAGTCGTCGGATAGTATCTTCGGTGACATCCTTGAGAGTTGCGGCGAAGGAAGTGTTCAGGCTTCTGTCAATAGTTCCAATGCCGGGATTTTTGAAACCGATATCACCCTTGCTCTTCGTGGCTTTTGCAGATAGACCAAGAAACCCATTAGCAGGACCATCAGCAAATCGAATAAGAACATCAGTGGGATTCTTCTTCTGGTTGACTTCTTGACCAACTGCCTTGGTCATTGAGTTTGGTCTTGCGGTCCACCAGACTTGAGTGGGTTTACCTTTATAACCCGCTTTCTTTGCCCATTTAAGAAAATCAACTGCCATTGCCTCTGCCTTACCTTTGGCATCTTCAACAGCAGCAGGTGAAGCTTGTTTTATTCTTTCTTCAAACTGCCTTCTTGCATCAGCATCAAACCAGCGATTTCCAGCAAGGACGTATCCAACCCAAATTTCATTGATGTCTGCTAGAATTGTGTTGGCAGATTCCGTTAGGTATTCTTTAAAAGATAGCATAGTTCCCATAAATTACAATTGAATTTTAGTGTTACTAGAACTATTTATAATATTTAAAACCTCCAGTTAGTGCTTGAGATTCGCATAGTCAGCATCACCACTTGCCACTGGAGGAGAGTCACTGATGATTCCAGCAGTCGCATTTTCAAGGTCAAAGAGTCTCATGTAGGAACGGTCCACACCAATACAGAACTTCTTGTTTCTCTCTGGGTCATTGTAACGATTCTTCAACTGCTTGATCATCAGTTGATTCTTGTTGGCAAGGTCATCGTTACTGATTGCTGCAATCATGAAGTCAGCAGTTGCTGGAAGACCAAAGGATTCGCTGGTATCTGTCAAGTCAACATCTGAACTTTTGAAACCCTCACGGGTAACCTGAGTAGCAGACCAGACAGGGACATTAAACTCCACGGCAAGACCACGTATCTCCTCTGCAATTGCCTTGACAAAGGAGTAGGTGTTGATGGAACCACCAAGACCACGAACACGACTGGAGGCACATATGTTCAGGTAGTCAATGAAGATGATATCAGGAGCAAAGTTCTTCTTCATCTTCAACTCATTCAGTAGTGCTCGAAAGTGTGCAACATGAGCAGACCCTGTAGGATACTCCTTGATGACTAGCTTACCCTGAGTCTTCTGGCGAATGGAATCAATCTTGGAATCAAAGATCGGTTTCGTGACATTCTCAAGGTCATCCAGAGATATGTCAAAGAGATTCGCATCAATGCGTTCAGCAATCTTTTCCTCTGCCATCTCCATTGTGATATAGAGAACATTCTTACCCTGCTGAAGAGCAGCACCAGCAAAGTGACACATCATCAGACTCTTACCAACACCAGTGCCAGCAAGGATAATGTTCAGTGTCTTTCTTGGTAGACCACCCTTGGTGATGGTATTGAACATCTCAAGGTCAAAGGACTGCTTCTCCTCAACACGATGATATGCTTCATAACGCTCAGTGGCATTCTCAATGTAGTCATGACCAACATTGGTATCAAAGGTCACTGCAAGTGCCTTACTCAAGATATCTGGAATCGCTCCTTCTGCTTTGTCTTTGGTCTTACCATCAATGATTTGAATCGACTCCATGATTGCCAGATATACAGCACGGTCCTTGCACCACTTCTCAGTAGAGTCAAGCAGCCAGTCTTCATTGACATCATCTTCTTGCTTTGAGAGCGACTGTATAGCATCGACAACTTCCTCGACGTTTGCCTTACTGAAGTCTGACTGCTCATACTCGATCTGGATGGCAGATGAGTTTGGAAGCTTGTTGTATTTTGTAATGAAGCGAAGAATCAACTCATAGACAGTGCGAGAAGACCCTTCAAAGTATTCTGGTTTGATATGGGGAATCGCCTTGCGACAGAACGATTCGTTTTGGATTAGGTTTCTAAGAATTAGGGGTGTTAGGTTGCTGCTCATTCTCTACTTGTTCTTCCAAGATGTTGATTAGAATCTTTCCAATTGTGTCCTGCAATTCTAACATATTCTCTGCCTCTTGACAAGCCTTTTCTTTGGGTGGCGTGGTAACTTCAAAGTCAAATGTGAGCTTACACTTGTCTTCCTCATCGTCTTCATTAAAGGTGATCTTTCCAAATGCAAATTCAACATTCTTGAATTCACCTTCAGTGATTTGAATAATGGCAAGACCATTATCTGTGTTCTTTTCTGTGAGTTCGTAGTTTTTCATTTTTTATTTTTTGTGGAGACTGTAATAAATGTCTGCTTTATTTGAGGAGTTCTGGTTCGATTTCATAGACTTCGTTTATATCTATTCCGCGATATTTTATGCCATTTAGCTCGCCTGTTATAGATTTATGATGATGCCCAGCTACTACAATTTTGGGCTTTCTTACTTCTATCATAACTTGTAAGAGGTTTCTGGTAGCAGAATTGTCGTATATTTTATACACATATTCAGCAAAACTTTGAGGTATATCGTGCGCGACTAATATGTTTTTATCGCTTCTCTCCCAAGCTTCAAGGCATTGTTTCATTTGGTTACAGTTAAGTTCTTCATCTTCCCACCAATTGACTTCAGGAGTTCTCCAATCCTTGTCTATGCTATCTGCTCCGCTAACAAAAAATATATCGTCAAATTCTCCGAAATCTCCCATATACCCTTTAATCATGGGAGCTTCGCGCCTTTTGTCGTGGTTCCCGCAGAAAAAATATAGATTATCAGGGAAGTTCTCGTTTAACTCGTCAGAAGAAATGAATCCTACTCCGAAATCCCCCACTTGGATAACCTTATCTTTCGGGTAACGTGCGGCGATAGATTTGGCGAAATGGTGGTCGCCGTGTATGTCTCCTAAAAAAATCATTCTTAATTCATAGTCCAAAAGCAGCAATAGTATGTTCAAATGGATTGCCTTCAATATTCTTCACCAAGTCAAGCATCATCTGAGCAATCTCACGAATCTCTTTCTGAGCTTCCGGTTTGTTTCGCAATCCCTGAAAGTGATAGAATGATCTCCAGTTGAACATCACATCTGACGTAATCCTGCTATTGTAGGTCTTGAAGAATCGAGCAGATTCCTTGGCACGTTTGCGACCCAGAACAGGTTCAAGATCGGCAACACATCTATGATAAAGATTATTACCAAGCTCAGAATAACTTTTTAAAATCGTAGGCCAAGAGTCTGAAGCTGGAAAATCTGAATCTTCCATTCTTGCAAAATCTTTACAAGCAGTTTTAGTTGACATTATTCCGCTCCAATCATCTGGCACAATATACTTGTCTTCTTTTAGTTCTTTGTATCGAGCAGATTCAGCATTTAATGAAACTCCGATACGATGTTTAAGAAGGTGAATATGACTAGCAATATCGCAATCGACCAGAAAGTGAATTGAAGATTTCTCGAAAGGAGTGTGGTGGCCTTCTTTAGCGAGAAAGCTGAGTAGTTGCGGTATTCTGTTTCGTTTTTCATCTGTAATTTCTCGACTGGTGGAAGTCCATGCGCTACAGGCATGAAGTTCATCTGATCCGTAATGT